GTCGGTGGAGGCGGCTCCGGTGGTGGCCAATATGCCCAATCGGGACAAGGCGGTGGGGCGTCAGCAGTTGTTTTATACGGCGGCTTCACGACTATTGTGGCAGCTGGCGGTGGTGGTGGAGGTGGCGATGGCTGGGGCACAAATGGCGGTGCTGGAGGCAATGGTGCCGATATCGCCACTTCTCAAACTGGCCCATTGGTTGGTAATGGTGCCGCGGGCCTGATACCGTCAGGCTACAGCCCACCCGGTGGCGGCGGGGGCGGGTCTTCTTCAATTGGTACAAATGGAGCAAACGCACTCGCAAACGCTGTTGGAAGAGTCGGCGGCAGGGGGGGAAATCTAGGGGGATCTGGCGGCGGAGGTTCATCTGGCTATGGCGAAGGCGGAGCTTATAATACTAATTATTTTTGGGCTGGCGGCGGCGGTGGGGGCGGATATTTTGGCGGCGCAGGGGGTTGGGGCTCAAGCAGCGGCTACGGCGGTGGTGGCGGGTCTGCTTATATCGCAACAGGAGTTACTTCTACGTCCCCGACCATTAGCGGTGGCGCAGCAACCGGGGCCACCGGCTCTGGCGGCGTTGGCCGAGTCAAAGTTACATTTAACGCATAAGGTATATAATTATGAGCGAAAATCAACGATCACTAGAAGAATGCAAAATTGCATCATTAGTAGCAGAAAACGATAATTTCAAAACACGGTTTAATTTTGATGTTGTATATGCCGGAGCGACTTATCAAGCCGATCTGGAAAGCTATACCGAAATTATTGCGGCAGTAGCGCAAGCTGAGTTGCCAGTAGATTTTTATTGGGTAGATAAAGACAACAATAAAGTTGTCTTCACTAAACAACAATTGCAAGAATTGGCAAATGTTGTTTTTCTAAAAAGGTTGTCTATTTTTAAAGAACACCAAGAAAGAAAAGAAATCATGAGAAACGCAACAACGATTGAAGCACTTTTCCCAGAGTTTAAATGAATGCACAAAATCAACGAATTCGTTGATTTTTCTGTGACCGTCACAAAACCCGCCTTATCAGCGGGTTTTTTGTTTTTTTAGATTTTCTAAATTATGTCGTCACCTCCTCCTCCAATTTCATTTTTTCATTGAAGTCATTAATTTGTGCTTGCGCTTGTTGCTGCATTTTAATCAGTATAGGATAATGATTTGATTCTGTCGTTGTTTTTCCCATCAAAGCTAAAATCATGCTTACTTCATTCACGCTCAGACTCACATTAATTACTAAATTTTCCATAAATTCTCCATAGGTAGTTAAATTACAATTTATTTAGTCAATCTGAATTGCATTTTTTGGTAATGATAAATAGAAGAAGAAGAAAGAAATTCATTAAGGGGCACAAGTAAATGAGTACAAGCAAACCAGCATCAAGAGAAGAATTCAAACAATTCTGCCTTAGAAGACTAGGTGCGCCTCTCTTAGAGATAAACGTAGCGGACGAACAGGTTGAAGATTGCATTGAGATGGCATTTTCATATTACTACGATTATCACTATGACGCAACAGAAAAAGTCTATCTAGCACATCAGGTCACGCAAACAGACATTACCAACAAATATCTTTCAATAGATGATTCCGTCATTGGTGTCACTAACATTCTTCCAATCGGCAATAGTTATTCTACAAACAATCTGTTTAACTTAAGATATCAAATCGCACTTAACGATTTGTTTGCATTCAATACAGGACCATTTGCGCCATACTACATGGCATTGCAAAACGTTGCTTTGGCTGAAGAACTATTCGTTGGCAAACAAGGCATCAGATTTCAACGCCACTCAAATAAACTTTATGTTGACATTGCTTGGGGCGAAAAGATTGTTCTTGGTGAATACATGCTTATTGAAGCATATCAGAAAATTGATCCAGATGTATACACTGACCTCTACAATGATAGATGGCTTCATAGATATTGTACAGCACTCATTAAAAAACAATGGGGCGAAAACTTGAAGAAGTTTGAAGGACTTTCTATGCCAGGTGGCATTACATTCAATGGACAGAAAATCTGGGATGAAGCTACAGATGAAATTCAAGCTATTGAATCAGAAATGATTAGTTCATATTCGTTGCCTGTTACTGACATGCTAGGATAATCTCATGGCACGTAATCGGCATTTCAATCAGTACACTCCTGTCAAGCAGGAACAAAGTCTTGTCGAAGATTTAATCATAGAGTCTATCAAGATTTATGGTGTAGATGGTTATTACTTACCAAGAACGCACGTAAATTTAGATAAGATTTATGGCGAAGATGCGTCTATGCTTTTTGATGACGCACTTGAAATGGAATTTTATATCAAAAGTTTTGACGGCTTCATGGGGCAAGAAGATTTTCTTTCAAAGTTTGGTCTGCAAATTGACGAATCAGTCACATTTGTTGTTTCACAAAAACGATTCACACAATCACTAAAAACATCTTTAATTACAGAATATTCATATAACATGTTGACTGAAGATGGTGATGAATTGTTAAGCAACAGAAATGATGTTTCAGAGTATGACTACGATGCCATTATAAGACCGAGAGAAGGTGATTTAATTTCTATTCCTATGCTTAAAGGCATATATGAAATTAAATTTACTCAAAACATTGAGAACTTCTTTCAATTAGGTAAACTCTACACATACGAAATACGTTGTGACAAACTTGAATACTCTAGCGAACGTATTGATACTGACGTTGCTGAGATTGATGGAATTGAAGATCAATACAGTTTGTCAACTACCAATCGTGAAAAATTGCTTGACGAAGATACATTCTTATTCTTGCACGAAGATGACACATTCATCGTCAACGAAGCTGACGTTGTTGTTGCCGCCGAGATTTCAGCAGACAATGAAGAGATTGGTCAGAAAATTATTGACGATGATATTCTAGATTTCTCAGAACAAAATCCATTCTCACTGACAAGGACTTTCTAATATGATGTTCGGACACGACTTCTATCACGGAACGTTAAGACGTTACGTAATCATGTTTGGTAATCTGTTTAACGAAATTCAAGTTGACAGATACGATTCTGCGGGAACTAAACTTCAAACGGTTAACGTTCCAATTGAGTATGGACCAAAGCAAAAGTTTATTCAAAGAGTGACTAGCGATCCTGACTTGACTCGCAATGTTTCTACTACATTGCCACGACTTGGATTTGAGTTTACCAGCATGACATATGCGCCTCAACGCAAATTAAACAGCGCACATAAAATAACTAAAGGTGTGAACACTGGAGGGCTAGACTTCAATTTTATGTACACACCTGTGCCATATGACTTTAATTTTTCTTTACATGCACTTTTTAGAAACACCGAAGATGGCACACAAATTATAGAACAGATTGTGCCATTCTTTACACCAGACTTCACTGTGACAATGAAAATGATTCCTGAGATGGCTTTTAATATGGACATTCCAATTGAGTTAAACTCAGTAAATTCGTCAGACACATACGAAGGAGATTTGGATTCTCGCAGAATTCAAACTTATCAATTAGATTTTACAGTCAAAGGATATTTATTTGGACCAATCAACAAGTTCAAGTATATCATCAGAGATGACGTTAATCTTATTCACGATGGTTCTGAAATCAACAAAGCAATCATATCTACACAAACGTTCACTGGAAACTCTGAGTTTGGAGTGAGTGAAACTATAACAACAGAAAATGGATATACGCCATAATGAAGAAAACAGTTGATGATAAATTGAATGACATATTTGATGTGCAAGGTAAGATTGTTGAACAAGTGCTACCAACAACAACAATAGTAGAACAACAACCAAAAGACAATATTGGTGTACCAAACGATGAATCAATTGACGCAGACTATGAGTATGCGAGAGAGAATCTAAAGCTATTCATTGAACAAGGCAAAGTTGCCATGGAAAACATTATCTTCTTAGCAAAAGAAGGTGAGTCTCCAAGAGCATATGAAGTTGTAGGACAACTAATCAAAACTCTTTCAGACACAAACAAAGATTTGTTAGATTTAGGTAAAAAAGTAAAAGACTTGAAAAGTAAAAGAGATGACACACAACAACCCAGTCAACACATAACTAATGCGTTGTTTGTGGGTAGCACAGCAGAATTACAAAAACTAATTGGCAAGAGATGACTGCAAAATCCTATCTAGGAAACTCTAATCTAAAAGCATCTGGTGTTCCTCTCAATTTCACTAAAGATGAGATTGAAGAATACTTGAAATGTGCTGACGATCCAATATACTTCATTGAAAATTATTGTATGATTGTCACGCTAGATCACGGGCTTCAGCCATTCAAACTATACGATTGCCAAAAGAACAAAGTAAAGATCATCCATGAGAATCGTAAAGTTATTCTTATGGAAGGGCGACAGCAAGGCAAGACAACAACCTCAGCCGCATACATTCTATGGTACACATTGTTTCAAGGAAGCAAGACTGTATCAATTCTAGCAAACAAAGCGACTGCGGCAAGAGAAGTTTTGTATCGTTATCAGATTATGTATGAGAATCTTCCTACATGGCTTCAGCAAGGTGTCACGACATGGAACAAAGGTGACATTGCTTTAGAAAATGGTTCAATCGTATTCACAGCCGCAACAAGCGCATCAGGTATTCGTGGTAAGTCAGTTAACTTATTGTACGTTGACGAAGCCGCTATCATACCGAACAATGTAGCAGAACAATTCTTTACTTCA